ACGAAGCAATCAGCGTTCTGAACATCGAAAGAGATGAACTTAGTCAATGAATCAAACGCATCAGTGTTGTCATCTTTACTGGCTTGTGAGAATTGTACTCCTCCGGCAGTTGAGTCAACTGTCAATCTGTGGTCATTAGAAGTACCAGATGGATTCGGGTAAAGGTTAGTTATGTATGAATTCATAAGAGTATTTTACTATATGTGTCAACGACTTTGGCGATTGACGTAAGTTGAGAATTTTTTGTTAAGAGAGTTGTTATTGCTACGAATATCAATCTTTTCTAGCTCTTGAGCTAAGTAGTTTTGAGCTATAGCTTCTTCGGTTCTAGCATCCTCGTACTTGGATTCCACACGTAAGAAGTCGGCATAAGATGCGTGTGCTAAGTAAGAAAAGAACTCAAGTGGAACTGTAAGTGCTCTGTTCGCTGCTCCGTTTACAGTACCTCCGTCTACGAAATCGGCGGCTACTGGTGGGTCACTGACTGCAACTGTAAATAAAGTCAAAGGCTTTTTGTAAGTGACAAAAGCTGTGTTATCGTTTCCACTTGATATGTTAAGAATATTTGCACCATCAACGTCTACAAAGAAATCGTACTCGATTGCAGAAGTGTCTATAAATGGTTGCTTCCTATGTATTCTTATGTACTCCGATATTGAATCCAATCCGGACTCATCATAAGGAACTAGATTCAGTGGTCCTTTTACTTTCAATGTACCGGTTTGTCCAGCGGTTGGATTTGCTGTAAATGTCTTTACATCAAAGAAACTTTCTGGTGCATCTAAATCTGATGATCCAAACTCTTGGTCTCCCGGAGTATCAAAGCTACTAACAGCTATAGTTCCGTCCGCATTTTCACTTACAGTAATATCCGTTCCTACGTACCATCTTTTATTAGAACCATCGTAAGTTGTTTGGAAAATAACATTATTAGTATTTGTTAATCCTTGATAAACTTTTGAGCCAGAAACACTATTTCCAGTTCCAGTATCTCCCCCATCAGCTAATCCAATGAACTGATAGCTTTGATTTATCTCAGTATTATCCGCTCCGGATCCAGCACCTCCAGATAATGTCAACGCAGCAACTTTTCTTTCTTCGCCGGAAGCAATGTACCTCGTCCAGCTTGGGCTTGTGTTGTACGCTTCGGAGTACCGTCTATTAATAAAGTTAGATAACTTTAAGTATTCATCGCCGGTCATAGTACCAGCTCCGATGAGGGACTGTATTAAGTCAATTAGTTCTCCGTAAGTGCGTGTTTGCATTATATTTTATTAGGGCTTAGTTCGTCAAATGTTTTGTTGTAGTGCTTGATAAATTCTTTGGAGTGAACCTCCTTGTGTCCGTACTTGTTTGTTAAGCGAAAGAACTCACGAGCTGGCATAGTTGCCACCGGTCTTCCGAGTACCGGGTGCTTTGTTCCTTTCAAATGTTTTGCTTGCTTTGCAGCAGCTGCAACTCTTTCGTGCTCTGTTTCTCTTTCCAATTTGAAACCACTCTTGATTTCATTCATAAATGCTTGATCGATTTCACCATCTGTGAAACTGCGAGGTAAGTCCGTTATAATATCCATAGTAGTTTTAAGTTAAAAAGAAAAAGGTAGGGGGCTTTCGCCCCCGTACCGAATATAATAATTAAGTAGTTGCCTTAATTAAGCCGTGTGCTTGTGGCTGATATACTCCTAATGTAAGAGCACAATCCACATATCCACGCTCACCACCACCTTGGTTAGGTAGACGTGTTGATCCCATTGGGATTAACTCGTGAATACCAGCGTATTCTGGGTTAATTAAGTATCCAACTTCACCAGCTTGTCCGAAGCTTGGCATACAATCTGGGTTACCGTTTACGATAGAAACGATACCGTGATCTGATTGGTATAAATCAACAGTTAGTTTGATTTCACCAGCACCACCATCGTAGTTTACTGAACGAACGTTGTCAGTAGCTGAACCAGTTGTACGTGCGAAGTCACTGATGACTCGGCGTAATTTAGTATCAGCAACTAACATAAGGTCGTTAGTTGTACCAGTTTGACTGAAGATAGAAGAGATGATGTCGTTGAATGCACTTTCGTCAAATGCAGTAGCGTTAGCTTCAGCGACTGTGTAAACACTGTCAGCTGGAGTACGGAAAGAAGCTGGAACATCAGCTGGTCCAGATACTGATAACCACTCACCTAAACCACGAAGGGCGTAAGCTGTGTCAGTACCGTTTTCAACTGCACGATCGTTACCGGATGCAATAGTTGCTTCGATGTCACGTTTAAGTTCACGGATTGCTTTAGCTTCTGCTTGAGCGATCTTAGCTGGTCCTACTGAATCAACTGCTTCTTGCAGATCTGATACTTGGTAGTCACGGCGGAACTTCTGTACGTAGTTACCTAAGCGAGCACGTCCAGCAAATTTATCTGTGAATGTGCTTACGTCAGCACCTTCACGGATACCAGATGTTGTTGGGTCTGCTAGTGAGTCTACTGTCCACTCTACGAATGTAGCCGATGCTTTCTCTTTGTTAAGAGATGAAAGGATTGGAGTTTCTTCTGGAGCAAGAATTGATAGAACATCTGTCAAGTCTTCTCTATTAGAAACACCAGATCCCGGATTTGTTGTGTCGAATGTATTACTAAAATTAGCCATAGTATTTAATAGTTAAGATATTATCTGTTTTTAATTTGTTGTGTTCTGAGAGTAATGAAATCACTCTTGTTGCCAGATTGTCTAAACCGTTGGCTAAGGTCTTTAAGTGCCTTAACGGACTTATTCACTGTTTTCTCTGATGTAGATGCGGAGCTTGCTCCAGTCCTAGGAGGGTTCAACTTCGTTGTTGTACTTGGCTGTATGGTTTTACGTCCGTAGATACTATTCGCTGCGTGAGCCATAATATAGTTAAGCTGTGCTCCTATTTCTGGATCCGCCGATTCTGTTAGTTTTACAAATCGTGGGTCGTTAATCATAGCTTCGTAGTTCTTACGAGTATCGTTATCATCCCCTTGTAACCAGTTTAACTCTTTGTTAGCCTTTTCATTGAACGCTTTGCGAAGTTCTTGACTTCGTTCTACGTTTTGAACTGACTTGAGTTGAGCCGGTAGGAACTTATCCCTTGCCTTCCGAGCTTGCAGTAAACTCTGACGAATATCTTTTTTCGTCATTTCTTTACCGTTTACTTCAGTTACGACATCTTCTGGTCCGTATCCGTCTGCGTTGAATAACTGATCCTCTGCCCATTCAATAAGATTATTTATTTCTTCAGCCTTTTCTTGTAACCCATCAATGGTATTGATATTGTTATAAGGATTATCGGCTATCTCTTTATTGGATTGTAGTGGATTGTCATCACTTAGTTTGGATTCAAGCTCCTTGATTTTGGCTTCAGCTGCTTTACGCTTTGCTGTAAGTTCCCCAAACCTAGCTACTGCTCTACTCCCTAACCTTTCGGATAGTTCCCTAAGATCGTCTTCTGACATCTCATCTAGATCTAACTGTGAAAGAACATCTTCAGAACTTTCGGATTGCTCCTCTTGTTCTTCTGTTTGCTCATCGGAAACAACTTCTTCACCTTCTGAAACTTCCGGACTCTCGACCTCTGTTTCTTCTGCTACTTCGCTTGTTTCCTCAACTGCTTGGTCATTAGTTTCCTCTTTAGAAGGACTTAGCTGACCTAACCGGCGATTAATAAAATCCGCCGATGACATATTTGACTGTACCGCTGTTGTTTCTGTTACGGGTTCAGCGTCTCCCGTTGTGATTTCTTGTGACATAATGTTTGCACTCCTTAACGCCGAGCGATGGCGATGAAATTATTATACAATACTACGCAAGTCTTTCTGCGTGTCGTATCTTTACATTCTTCCAGTCACACATTTGTAGGATCTGATCGTAAGTAATAATACGTCCAGACACTTGCTGAATGTTTTCGTTAGTTGCGTTGTGAAGTTCTTCTATTGTCTCTTCACGCAAGTCCTCTACTACTTGTAGGAATCGAGCAAAGTGCTCGTGTTTACTTAATGCTTTTAAGTCTGATTCTAAGTTCATAAATTATTGCCCGAAATTAATCAAAGCATTTGAAAGTCTTTCCATTCTTGGTCTGATCCCACCTTTGAAATTACTTCCTTCAGCAGCTATGTACTCATCATTCTTCAAGAACTCGGCACCAGCTGCCTTAAAATCACCGGCGTTGATGAGCTTAATTGTTTTAGGACTTCCGGGTAAGCTACCTCTGTAATTTGAACTGACCATACTGTTACGAAGTTCAAAAGGGTACGAACCAAAGTTTGGAAATGTTTTCTCCAAGTATCCCATTCTGTCTTGAACACGTTTCTTGAACCTAGGGGTATCTTGCTCTTTTGTTCTGGTTTCACCTTCTTTTACGTGTGGACCGTAGTCTCCGAAACCAACTGTTAAGTACTTTTCGTAAATTGGTTTACCAGTTACTGGATCTGTTCCTTTTCGTAAGCGTTTAGCGGTAGGTATAAATCCTTCGTCATCCGTTAATGTAGGAATGTATTGATCCACTGAAAACGGATCAACAGCTTGGGATCCTATCATAGTATCATCTAATGAACCCATATCTGGAGGAGATGGCATTTCTCCAACTCTTGGTGGTATT